TTTGAATCCAAAGGTAATGATAAATCACTACTAATGGAATACAAATTCGAGCCTACAACTTCATACCAGTTTATTAAGCTGGGGAGAAGTGATAGGACATAACTATAAGACTTCTGGTCGAAGTCGCTCTTCGGTTCATAACTGAACCTTAGAGATAGATTGGTTGTGTCAGGGTAATAATTACCCTTAGCAATCATTCTGTTATAGCTCATGAGGTAGCTGATATTCTTATGGTTATCAAAAAGATTAAGATACTTAAAGTATCTTTCACTCAAAGATAATCCTTTTGGATTAAATCCTAGACCTCCTAGGAAGTCTGGAATGTCCCAAAGAACCTTAACAATTTTTCTTTGTCGAGGTTTAAGAATACCTATAGACCTAGGCCCAATGTTTCTTACCAAATCGATGAAATTATCATCGGAGGGTTGTCTCCACTTAAGTTGCGGTATAACCGCATCTCTCGTGATGATCTTCCCAGCAAATTCTGCCAAGACAGTCGAAGACAAAGTCTTAGACTCCGAGACAGGACAGCATAAGGTTTGAAGACATTGGCGGTATTTATCATAAAGTTCATCATCAAGGATCACTACATCGTCACCCACAACGTAAAACATGTTTCCATGTTTAAAATTGTTAAGGTAATAAAGTAGGAGTCCATGAGTAAGTGTAAAGAGGGCAAAACTTGGTTGTAAACCAAGAGGTTGACCTTTCGACCACTTAATTGTTGAGCCTCGATATATCCAAGGGGATCGTGAGATCTTCTCAAATAAATCGGGATAATCAGATCGAATTGATACAAATCTAGCAACCTCCATTTGGAGGTTGAGAGGGAAGTAATCAGTCGCACCTGACAGATCAACACTATGAACTTGAAGTCCTAAGGAGATATGAGATTGTATTTCACGAAAAGGCAAAGCCTGATTGTGAGTACAGTCCCAGGGTAAGTCTCTGATGATGTCATAAAGACAATCACCAAGAGGCTTAAGTGCATACTGGTATACTCTCGCAGGGTTGGCTACAGCACGAAGCTTGTATCCAGCCTCTTGAATCATACCAATTTTACCAACAGAGTCCTTATAACAAGGACCTAGTTCCCACTGCTTAGAAAAGGTGTAAGAACTACGACATCCCTCCAAAAGAGGTTTGAAGATAGAACTAAACCTTGACTTCAATGATAAACCCAGCTTGGTATTTTCAAGATAGTCTAATGAAGGTAGATACCCGATAATATCAGGTACCACACTACCATCAGGCATAGGTTGACGAGTTGATGGAGAAGGAATGAAGGAAACAATAGGACGTGGATCAGAGATCCAGGTTCTACGAATACCGGCATTCAGACAAGCATCAACTATACCAAAACGAAGGTTATCAGGGAGATCAACAGGAGGAGCATTCACCCCATCAAGAAACTTAGTTTCTTGAATGGAAGTGATACCTGGAGAATAGAGGGTTGTGTATATATCCAATAATTGGATAACACGACTGAAATTCTTCCGCCTTTTCTTACAAAAGGAAAGGAGACCTCCAACCGGTCCTCCAAAGGTTCCAAATCGGTTCTTGCGAACCCATTGAGAAACCATTGGTAATCCAGCTTTAAGACGGATAAAATCCAACTTAATAGCTTTCGTGCGGGATACAGTCCATTCTTCGCCAGATTCCCTAACCCATAAATCAAAAACCTTTATAAAAGGTAAAGAAATGTGTCTAGGGATTCCAAAACTATCTGCATACCTAGTCTTGATGTCTATTTCATTATACATAACTACTCCTTTGTAAGAAGGATAAGGTTATAGAAATAGTATCAACGACCAGCTGATACATAGGTCTAAGCCACACAAATATCACGGATGGTCGGACTCAAGACGTTTCAATAGATTGGTAAAATCCTTCTTCCAATCTTCGGCGCCGGGAGCACTGGACGCGATCCACAATTTCAGACACTGTAACGTGTATGGAATACGGGAATCGGGAATTATAATTTCTCTTATTTCTGGCTGAGGGGTTTCAAAGTTCCCCATTAACGCCTCATTAAGATGATTATAAATATCTCTAATAAGTAAGTCACGCTTAACACAAGCGGGACACTTATCCAAGTCCTTCA